TCTGCGAATTTTTGTTCAGGACACCATATCATACCAGATTCGAACAAAGGTGCAACCGCATTTACACGTGCATGCTTATCGTTTCCTTTTGATGGTGTGAAGTTCACAACCGGTATATCCATCTGTCTTAACTCATAAGTTAGAGGTAAACCTGATGCTTTAGCTTCAATTATTACTGAATCAGGTTGCCAATAAGTATATTGTTCAAGAGCCAATCTCCTTAGTTCAGGAAACTCATAACGTCCTTTTATAGAATCAAGGAGCATTAAATTAGCAGGTGAGTCTTCATCTGGATAAAATACACCCCACGTAGTGATCGCAGAATAGTCAGCAGTTTCTTTTTTTAAAAATGCGGTGTCGTAAGATTGTATTACATGATGTAATTGTGGTATCCAATCTTTATCCCAAATATTCCACCACTCACGTTTTAATATTGCTCCTTCTTCTGCTGTTGGATTTTGCATCCATTGTGCGTTCCATTTGCCCGTGGGCAGTGTTGCTTGGACCTTTTCAAGCTCATCTAGTTTCCAATACTCAGGCCAAACAGGTTGAGCATCTTTTGATCCGTGGTCCATGATTGCTGGAAACTCGACCACGTGCCACTGATCAGCTTTCGCTTCTTTTTGATTCTGTATTAATTTTCCTGTTAAATCTTTATTTGACCATCTAGTCATAACAAGTACGATCTTACCTCCAGGTTGCAAACGCTGACGTGGTCCTGATGTGTACCATTCATAAGCAGACTCCATTGCATTAGGAGATAATGCATCTTGTTCAGAATGTGGATCATCAATTATAAGTAGGTCAGCACCCCGTCCGGTTATCGCACCGCCAACTCCAGCTGCAAAATACTCCCCACCTTGTGCTGTTTCCCACCTACCGGCTGCCTTGGAGTCTTCCTGTAAAGTTGTTTTAAAAATTTTAGAATAATCTTCGGAGTCGATTAGGTTCTTTGCCTTACGTCCGAATCTTACTGCGAGTTCACCCGTGTGCGTTGCTTGAATGATCTTGAGTCGTGGCTCACGGCCCACCATCCACGCTGGTAATAAGTATGATGCAAACTCTGACTTTGTATGTCTTGGTGGCATATTAATTATTAATCGATTTATTTCACCCGATGCAAGTTGATTAAATTTTTCTGCTATGTGTCTATGATGAGAACCTTCTATAAAATCAGGCCACATACATTTAACAAAAGATAAAAAGTCATTTTTGGCTTTACCTTGAATTTGTTTTTCTGCATGCATTACTTGCAGTTTCTTAAATGTCTTTCTAACGTCTGCAGGTAGTTTACTTATATCTACGTTATTTAAATTCATAAAATTTTTTAAAAAATTTTTTTATAATTTTTTTTGCACCATAAAGTGTTGGATATGTTTTTACCAGGTAAAACTGTCTAAATCAAGCAATACAACCTAGAGTAGTGGGACCCCTTTTTGTGCAAAGGGTGCATGGGGTAAAAGTTTTAATCGATATTGAGATTGAATAGGGATCCATGTACCGTGGCCCGTTAGGGCCACGGTTGTTTATTATTAGAAAGGTTAGTCTAATAGAACCATGTATGCTTCAGCATTATTCTTTCTGAAGTAGTTAATGTCTTTACGTACTTTGTCCCAAAGCTTTGACGTACCGTCAACACCTGCGTCTCGGTCTTGCAGTGTTGCTTCCATCTCATTGATAAAGATTCTATCATGAATGATAGACTCTTCCTTGGTTAACATAATAGACTCGCCATTGAATCTATTCTTACGTTCTTCTGTTTTATTGTCTGTGTTTTCTTTTGTCATATTATACCTTTCTTGTTAATAGGATTATCCTAGTCTATTTCAGACCCATTGTCAACACCTAGATTTATTTTTCTAATATGTGTATAAACACGACCATAATTTGTTTCTTCAGTTACCTTGGCATATCCTTGGCTCTCTCGTCTGTGTCTGATAAACTCAATCGGTCGACCTTGTTCGATGTTTTCCATATTAACATTTAACCACTCACTCTCGCAACCTTGACTACAAAAATATCTGCTTCGTTTATACCAAGTTGCTTCGTGGTCCATTGTTAGGTTTGCATATCTACCTCTAATCACACCTCTTGATTTTAGAAACCTATCTTGTGTGACATTTGTATGGCAACTTGGTCCTTGGCAAAAATGTTTATTGGGCATTAGTGCCTCACTTTCCAAGTTGTCGTTGCAGTTCTATATCCGTGACTATCTAAGTCATAATAAACATAATAAGGAGTTCCGTTCTTTGCAACTCCATATCTAGACTTGTCATCATGTTTGCCTTTACGAGTAATATGTTTTTTGTGCTTACTCGCCCAATAAGTTATGTAAAATGTTTTGTTTGTCATATTATACCTTTCTAGTTAATAGGACTATCCTATATCAGATAGTCCTATTTGTCAAACTTTAATTTAGACTTTCTTCGTATTGTTTTCTTGCCAATATTTTAGCCTCTCTTGATTGATGTTTATTCTTCATACCTTTAATCATACTTGCAAGATTGCTTGGATTGTAGATAGTTAAACCCGTTGAGTTAGTTCTGATTAGTTCTGCCTCATCAACATTTATCCCTAACTCGGTAGCCAACTCAATACCCTCGCTTAGATATCTATATGCTTTCAATCCAATCTTTAATTGGTCGCATTGTTTTTGAATTGTATCAACCCATGTTTGGTGTTTAGATACAACGTTTGCTTTTGCAATTCTCCAAGTTTCAAATTGTTTGTATTCATCTTTGGTACAAGCTATTGCTCTTGATCTGCAATAAGATGTTCCAATGACATCAAGATAATATTGGTCATCAAAAGTTTTTGCCAAACCATTATTGTTGCTAGAATTACTATCACTATGATAACTGTTTCCATTATATCCTATTGCTTTCATACATTGATCTACGTATTTTGTTTTGTGTGGATTTTCATCTTTGCCATTTTGTTGTGCAAAGATATCTGGGTTGCAATCTTTTGCTTTTAGTTCTTCTCGGTAGTATGCAACTGCAAACTTTCTGCCGTCATCACTACCATACTCACTACCATTTAGATTGCCAAACAAACCAAAATCAAAATGAGATTTAGTTTCCTTGATATCGCCCTCATCATCTTTGTCCTCACTATGGGCAAAGTAAAAGCATTTATCTTTTGCAACAACATCACAAGGGTTGCCATATTTCTTTTTGAAATGTCTTAAAGTTGCAACATCTTCTGGTGGATATGACCTTGCAACAACTTCTTTTGCAAGTGTTGACGCAATACCATATTGACTATCAACTTCTTCTCTTGCTAAAAGAAATGCCTCTTTCTCTTGTGTGTCCTCGTTCTCAAAGACATTTTTTATTTTATTAAAGAGTTTGTTTCTTAACTCTGTATTCATTCTTATTTTAGTCATTTTTACCTTTCTGGTTATTTATTTTTTTTTGCATTTAATTATAATTAACACTTGACAATAGGATAGTCAAGGACTATATTTGATTTATGATTATTAACCCTCTGACAGAATCTCGAATTCATCAAAGGTCTAATCATTAGGATTTTTAGCTGTGTTGTCTAAACCACAGCTACTGATCCCTGGTCCAAGTTGCATTGCAATCAGTGGGTTTAGCCCGCCTTGGACCTGGGATCAGTTCACAACCGGGAAGTAACTGGTCGGGAAATAGTGTAGGTACTGTGCGGGTCACTGGTGCTCCGGGGATCTCTGAGACAGCTCAAACTGACGGAGGCTGAACAGTCCGCAATCACCTACTGATCCCTGGTCCTACTAGTAATTGCTCACACTCGAGAAATTCTAGTTAATGCAGTTGGGCACTAGACCCTGCTGGTAGGACCTGGGATCAGTTAGGAATAAACCAGAACGGAGCCCGCAAGGGTGCAAAGCTAATTGATCCTTGGACCATTAACCAATGTAATGGAAGATCCCGCAGTGGAATTACCTCTGCTTGATGGTCCTGCTAATAATTAATAATAGCGCCAAGCTTCAAGCGTCAGGCAACGCTTGACAATGGTTACGGGATAATGTAGGATGTATTTA